GCATGGGGAACGCGCTACCGCAACGCCCTAGCTGCGCTGGAACGGAGCGTGGCCGAGCGGGACCGGCTGGCCGATGCGCTGGCCCGATGCGTCTACGCGAAGGGCTACGACGCACGGATGCAGGCGCACGCGGAAGCCCAGGACGTACTCCGCGCCCTGGCCGCTGAACCGAGGGAGCCCGACCCGTGCCCTGTGTGCGGACCCGTGTGCGAGCAACCGGGGGTGCATCACCGATGAGTTGGCCCGTCTGTGAGAACTGCGGAAGGCGGGTTGTGTTGCCGTGGCGACACGCCCTACCCCCGGCCTACTACGACGTAAGTCACTGGACATACGTTTGCACGGCCGCTGAACCGAGGGAGCCATGAACGTCCCAGCGATCTTCCTGGGAGGACCGTGGGCCGGACGGCACGACCTGTCCGTGAGGTACGGCGTCCACGTCCTTCACACGACCACCGACCGGGGCGAGTACCGCTACCGCGACCGAGGCATGTACGGCACCGGGGAACCTGCCTGGGTCGGATACCTGTGGTGGGCCGCTGAACCGAGGGAGGACCCGTGACCGAATGGTATGAGGAGGCGCAGATGAGGGGAAAGCACCGGGGCCCGGACCGGCTGTTGCGATGGTCCGTGTCCCTGGCCGTTCTGGCGTTGGCCGGGCTCCTATTCGGTCAGACCATCGTGGAGTTGTGGGCGTCATGCTGAGCGAAAAGCTGGTCCGCTGCCCCGACTGCCACGAAAAGCATCATCCACACGAGGCGTGTGTACCCGACCCCCAGGAGCCCTTGCCGCTATGGAACAAATAGCCGACGCGTTTAACAAGTGCGAGCACGGCCTAACCCAGTCCAGCTGCGGATTCTGCCACCCGCCGGACCGCAACGAGCCCCCGGGGCATCGGGGCCACCCGGACGGGACCGAGGTCGCGCGGGCCGAGATGGTGCGCCAGCGGATCATCGGCATTCTGGGTAAGCTCGCAGCCGCAGGCGTCGATCGGCCGCTCCCGTTCTTCGTGGAAATGGCGCAGCTCGTGACTGTCGAGGATCGGCGCGAGAACTGGTCCAGCATCTACAGCGCCAAAGGCACGGTCGAAAACATCCTGGCCGGGCGGGCGGCCAAGCATTGGTCGATGGACGCAATCGACGCCACGTGCAAGACGGTGGAGGAGCTGTTGCAATGAGGATGGGCTTGCTGGCTATCGTTCTTTCATTGCTGACGATTTGGGTGTTCGCGCAGGGCATGATCGTGGCAGGCATCCTCGCCGCTGCGTTCACCATCTGCTGTTGGCTGGTAGCCATTGACGATTGGGAACATCGCTAGGAGGCGATCACGTGACGATTGCAGGTACTTGGCTGTTGCAGGAGGTTCCGAACGAGGCCAAGCTCGAAGAGCTGACCCCCACGCTCTTCCAGATCCTCGATACGACCGATGTTACCGGCCTCTCGCTCCGGTTGCAATGGGACCAGTACGAGCGCGACGGTGGATTCCTCGACGCGCTCCCCGAGCAGGGCCTGGCCATCGCGCAGGCGGCCGACAAGGACTTCGCCCTCAGGGTGATGGGGGGCCGATTCACTCCGATTAAGTACCAGGGCCGCACCATGGTTTACGACGGATCCGCGTCAAACGGGCTGGGCCGGGGAGAGATCATCCCCTTGTGCTTCGGCACGAGAGGCCGTCGCAACATCGCTTTGTTCCTTGGGATGCTAGGATTGTACGAGCACGTCATCAACTGGTCCAAGGATCGCAGCCTTGAGCTGGTGCACCTTCCCTGGCCGGGGCTCCTGTGGGCCGAGCTGGCGCTGATCACGCAAATGACCCGCCAGCGCGGCTACAACTACGAGGTCGTGCGCGACTTCCACCAAGATCTGATGTCCCAGGCTCTGAACGCAGCCGACGACAAGCTGTCGATCGAGTTCGCCACCTCCGGCCACGTCGATATCAAGCAGATCCGGACCGACATCCAGGCCACGCTCGCCAACCACCCGAACGGGGACTACGGGCTGCTTTCCACCAACAACGTTAGCGACACGCTGATCGGGTTGCCGTTGAGGAACCAAGACCGGCGCTACGGGGCGCAGATGGTCCGTGAGTTCAACGAGTACGACTGGCCGCGAGTTTACACGATCATCGAGGGCGAGGATCAGCACGAGAACGCCTACTCCGAGTACCTCGAAGTGTACACCCCCTCGTTCAGCGGCGGCACGTCGGCGCAGCTGCGCGAGCAGATCACCCTGCACGCTCCGGTCGTCGAGCCGGACCCCGATCCTGACCCCGAGCCCGCCATCTACAAACTGCCCCCCGCGTCGGTGGACGTCATCCAACAACTGTACTCGCCAACCACGCAGGGGCTCGATTCCAAGGTCCGAGCTGCCCTGGCTAACACCGACCAGTACCTTACCGGATTCGGCACGCGGATCCCGGCGCACTACCTGGACGACGACCTGCACCTGCTCGACGAATCTTTCGAGATCGCAGAGCGGAACGGACTACGCTACCGGCCCCGGCTCATGATGGGTGGCCACGTCTCAGAGGAAGTGAAGGCCGCGATGCCCGACCGATTCTTGTACCAGGGGACGGGCCAGCAAAAGGGCAAGATCCCGCGTCCGACCGACGGGCTGCGTACGAACCTGAACACCTGGATGCTGGACTACTACCGCGAAAAGATGCGCGTCGTGTTCGCCTGGTGCTCGGCGCGCGGAGTGGATCTGTTCAACGTCCCGATGCTCGGCCGCGACTACTCCGAGCTGTACGACGGACCCGAGGTCCAAAACGACCAAGCGGGATGGCTCGCGTTCCACAAGGCGATGATCGACATCGTGTGCGAGGAGCAGGTCCCCGGCGTCACAGCCGGATTCGGATTCAGCGGCCATGGCCCGTTTTACAACGCGCTCATCGACGGCGTTCGGGTGGACATGGGCATGGAGCTGTCAAAGCACGTCGCGCTGCGGATGCCCAAGCCCGACCAGGCCGAGGTCCAGGGGAACGGATGGAGCCCGACGCAGATTTGGGGCCAGTCCTCGTCCAGCACCGAGGCGCAGCTGGACCGCTACCTCACCACGAACCCGACGCTCGTCCCCGGCGCACAGGCGATCCAGCCTTGGGGCGTGAGCCCCTACGCGATGCTCACGACGGCGCAATGTCAATCCCTGTTCGACCAGCTCGATCGGATCGGAGCCCGGCAGGTGGAGCTTTACCTGGAAACCCCGGCGCGGGACACGACCGGCCGCCTCGCCCCGCTCCTGGCCGAGTATCTGGCCTGACACAGGATATTGACAGGACGCGGCGGCTGTGTTATGATGGTGTCGTCGGGGAGGGACCCCGGCACCGGATGGAAGGGAGGCCACAGATGCGAACCCGCATCAACAAGCTCACAGCGCAAAACGTGGCGGCGCTGAAAGAGGTCGGCATGGACGGAGCCTACACGGCCACGACCGCCGAGTGGGGCGAGTCCCCCGGCGCGGTCCTGCTGGCCCTGGAAGGGAAGATGCGCGACCTGCCCACGAACGAGCACCCGCGCAAGTCGCTGTACGCGGTCCGGCGCAAGCTGGCCGCCCTCATCGAGGCGGAGGAGCCCGACTTCACCGCGACGATCACCGTCACCGCGCCCCCACCCGACCTGGGGATCGACCTCCCGGCGGGCGTGGACCTGAGCGAGGGATCGGTCGTGCTGTTCCGCGACTGGGACGACTCGGACGTGTGGCTCAAGGTGCAGGGCATCGAGCAGAGCAAGGAACACGGGCCCGCCGCGCGGGGGATCGAGTACCTGAGCGAGCGGTGCCTCGATTCCGAGTACGTCAGCCTGCGCAGCCTCCCGCTCAGCCAGCTCGTGGACCGCGAGGCCGTGGAGGAAGAAAAGCGCGAGCGCAAGGCCGCCAGCCGCGCCCGCAGCAACGGCACCCGCCGAGTGGGTGGCGGGGTTTGCGAGCATTGTGGCGAAAAGACCGGCGGCGGCCGATTCCTGGCCGGTCACGACGCCAAGCTCAAGGCCGAGTTGAAGCGCAACGCGCTCGACCTCTCGGTGGAAGCGGACATTCGCCACCGGATGGCGGCCGAGTCCAACATCCGCGCCGCGCAGCACAAGCCCGAGGACCCCGCCAGCTCCGCCTGGTTCATCCAGCCCCACGCGTCGGACGTGAAGCGCGTGAAGGAGCTGGTCGGCCAGGGGGACGGATTCCTGCGGTCCGAGGTCGCCCGCCGCATCGGGGCCGACCCCAAGCCCAAGATCAGCAACGACGGGCCCGAGAGCTTGAAGGAGCTGATGAGGCTGTGATGGAGAACCTGGAACAGCGCGTGCAGAGCGTCCTCGACGCGTACATCGCCGAGAACGACCCCGAAAAAGGCCACAGTCTGGAAGACGATCTCCTGTGGGACTACATCAACCGTCGGGGAGCCTTGGGCGACCCCGACGCCGTGATTCTGCTCCGCATCCAGATTCGCCAGAAGAAGTGGTTCGCATGAACGATCCGACCATGCAGGAGGTGGCGGACTGGGAGCGGTGGCCGATCGTCACCATCAAGATCCCGGGGGGCGGAGAGGCGTCGTTGCAGATCGCCCCCGGCATCTTCAAGGACGATCCGCAGATCGGCCCCATGATGAAGCGCCTGTTCCAAAAGGCGAAGAAAGCGAGCGCATGATGACGGTGATGGAGGAGCACGGCCGCAAGGCGACGTACCGGGTTTGGGACGGACCCGCCCACCTGTACCGATCCTCGTGCATCTGTGGTGAAACGCGAGACCGCCGCACCCCCGCGCTGGCGGAGCGCGAAATCGAGCGCCACATCCTGGATTGGAAGGAAGTGGCCAAGGTGATCCACGCGCTGCAGCAAGCCGACGGCCCGTGGGAGCGGATCCAGGTCGCCAACGACCCGGCCTACGGCAGCGTGGGCGTGCGGCTCGTGGCGCTCACGATGTACGACGCGGACCGAGCGGGCCTGGACGCCACCATGGACCGCCATCCCGCCGGGGGGTCATCCCTGGTCACTCGCGGATCTCACCTAAGGGCCACGTGATGCGAGTCTTCTCAGTCAAGGCGCACCAACGCTGGCACAACTTCTGGAATTACGTCATGGACCGGTTCGCCCTGTTCATGCTCGTATGGATGACCATCCTGCTTGGGGCCCTGATCGGTTTGGTTGCCCTATTCTCCTGGATCGAGCCCAACGAAGATACGATCCTGTACTTCGAGGGCGGGAACCGGATCGTGTGCGACGACGCGCAAATGTTCGACTCCGGCTGGGTCGAGTGCGACGACGTGGGGTACTCGCCCGAGGACGTAGTACGCTGGGAAGACGTCCCCGAGGAGGCCGACTAGATGGACATGGGCAAGCTCAACGTCAACCTCAGCCCCGAGGGCGAGCGCGTGCTCCGGCTGATGATGACCCCGTACGTGGGCTCAGTCTGCGCGGTGTGTGGCGTAGAATACGATACGGTTGACAACCTCATCGCCCGCAACCCCATCTCCACGCCGACCTTCCCCGATCGCAAGACCGGGCTCGTGGATCGCGAGTGCTGGCTCCCCGCGTTCGATGCGTGGTTCGGCGTGCAGCACGACACCGGCAGGGTCACGGCCCCGGGGGGTGATGCCTAACAGACCAAACCGCTCGATGCGCCCCTACCAAGCGGGGCCTACACCGAACGGAGGTGCAAGATGATCAGAAAGCTCACCGGTCTGCTACTTGCAGGCACCTTGATGACCGCCGCAGTCGGGTTCATGCTGGCACCCGCCAGCGCCGACTCGGCCCGCACGATCCAGGACCGCGAGCGCTGGGGCCGTTACGGCTCGCTCGACGGAAAGCCTGGCCTCAACCAACATGAAGTGCGCCTGACGATCCGCTGGGCGGCCGAGCGCTGGGACGTACCGGTTGCTACCGCCCTCGCCATCGCCGAGCGCGAGTCTGGTTTCAACGCTCGAGCCGTAAACAGCTCGTCCGGCGCGTGCGGGGTGTATCAAGCGTACGGACCCGATCCGCAACGGACCTTCCTCGAACGGGTGCGGAAGTTCAACCGCGAGGTCCCCAACGGCAACGCCGGGCCCTCTTGTTTCAACGGTCGATCCAACGTGATCGTGCACGTGCGAATCATGGGGCGGTCCCTGAGCCCCTGGGATTGACACGGCCCCAAGGGCCATGCTATGGTCCTAGCCCTGGTAGTGGCGGGGTGGGCGTTCAATCCGCGTCCGTCCCACCTCGCCGCTGCTGGTTCCGGCGAGCCGGCGCAAACCGGCAGGAGGAGGAAGAATGCCAGTACAGTTGGTGAAGGTCGCGGACGCCCGCGACACCACCACAGTTTTGTACTACGGCGACGGAGGATCTGGCAAGACCAGCTCCCTCGCTTCGATGGCCAATCTCGGACGAGTCCTGTACGTGGACGCCGAGGCCGGTATCAAGCGCAAGCCCCTGGAAGGACTCGGCGTCGATGTCGATAACGTCGAGATGCTCCGCATCCAGGGCCTGGACTTCCCCACGCTTGAGGAGGTCTTCGAGATGGTCAAGGCGGACCTGGACGACGACGCCGACGCCTGGACGGGCGTGGTGTGGGACTCCGGGACCGAGATCTACCAAGCCCTGCTCCAAGAATCCGTCACCACGAGGGTGAAGCGATTCGCGGCGCGGGGTGAGTCCAACGCCAAGTCGGACCCGTTCTTCATCGACCGGGACGACTGGGGCCGGGCCAACGGCGAATTCCGCCAGCTCATCCGGCGGTTCCGTGACCTACCCTGCCACTTCGGTACGGCGTTCTTGCCCCGGCGCGACCAGGACGACAACGGGAAGGTCCACGTTGGTCCGTCCATCTCGCCGGGACTCCAAGCCGACCTCATCGGCTGGCACGATATCGTCTGCCACACGACCTACGACGACGAGTCGGGCCTCTACATGGGTCGGTTCAAGCCCCACGGGGTGTACCAAGTCAAGGACCGCTACAGCGCCCTGCCGAACGTGATGGTGGATCCCACCTTCGAGCGGATCATCGGCTACATCTCCGGTGAGCTGGTCGAGGACAACGATCCGCGTCAGGACGCTCTCAACGGAGCGGACGACGACACGCCGTCACCCACCCCGATCCGCGCGGCGAAGCCCGCCGCAAAGGCCAGTCGCGGCTAGCGACAGGAGGAAGAGAACAGATGCCCCAGCTAGACAAGAAGCAAGCGAAGGAAGTCCAGGAAGTCGAGCCCACCGAGTTTCCGGTCCTGCCGATCGGGTTCTACTGGGCCAAGCTCCTCGACTGCAAGGTGTCCGACGCGCCCGGTGGATCCGGGTTCCACTACTGGATCTGGGAGTTCGGCGACCTGTCGAACGTCGAGACCAAGGAAACCGCCCCCGGCCGTCAGTGGATGAACACGAGCCTCAGCCCCAACGCCCAGTGGAAGCTGGCGGAGGTCTTCGAGGCGTTCGGCGTGTCCCCCGACACGGACACCGACGAGCTGCTCGGCACCGAGATCGGGCTGTTCATCGGCCAGCGCGAGATCGAGCAGGGTCAGCGCAAGGGCCAGATCGGTAACCAGGTCGAGCGCGTCGTATCGCTCGATGAGATCAGCGAGGGCGCGGAAGCCTAGCACCCTCTGAGTCGGGGATCCCGGGACTGCCGCCCACGGGGGGAGGTGGCTCCCGGGGTCCCCACCCCTTCGCGATGGAGGCCCGCGTTGGACGAAGCTCTGGCAGGCGCACTAGAGGTCGCCAAGCTAGGAGCCCGAGTATTCCCGGTCTGGTCCCCGCGCGACGGCGCGTGCTCATGTAAGGCAGGGGGAGCATGCGAGTCGCCGGGTAAGCACCCGATCGAGGCGGGCTGGCAAAAGACCGCCACAACTTCACCCGCCCGCATCAAGCGCTGGTACGAGACAACATTCCCCGGATGCAACTTCGGCTACCGTACCGATGACGTCGTGATCGTGGACGTCGATCCGCGCAATGGCGGCGAGCTAGGCGACCTGATCCAGGTTCTTCCCGGCACCCAATGGTTGGTTTCAACCGGGGGTGGCGGGTGGCACCTGGGATTCGCTCCGAACGGCCACCAACCCAACGCCAAGATCGGGCCCGGCGTGGACCTCAAGGGTGAGGGCGGATTCGTCGTCGCGCCCGGCTCCCGTCATGCCTCTGGCATGAGCTACGCGTGGGATCCCGAGGCCCCGGAGGGCGCTCTCCCGATGTGGCCGGGTATCGATACCGCCCGGGGTGCCGTCGTGGTCCCCGGTGTCACGGGAGGCCCAGGAGAGGCCCAGGACGGGGCCCCCCGGACGGGCTGGATAGGCACCGTGTGGGGCGGCGTGGGAGAGGGCCAGCGCAACGACACGTGCGCCCGGCTGGCGGGCTACCTCATTTCACATGGCCTCAGCACCGACATCGTTCTAACAATGATGCTCGACTGGGGCGAACGGTGTGACCCTCCGATGGCCGAGTACGAGATTCGGCGCACGGTCCAATCGGTGGACAAGAAAGAACGCAGTAAAGCGCTCGAGCCGCAAACTGCCGCCGACCCGGACGCCGAGCGCGAGGCCAAGATCGCCGCCCGAATGATCAGCATCGAGGTGGACACGGAGGCCCGACGCCGGATCAAGGCCGGTACGTTCGAAGAGCCGCCACCTGGTTTCCTCGTCGGAGACTTCATCGCCCAGCCCGACGATCCCGAGCCCTGGGCCGTCAAAGGACTCCTGCAGGCCGGAGGCAACGCCCTATTCGCCGCCCAGTACAAGGCGGGCAAGACCACCACGATGCTCAACCTCATGAAGAGCTTGGCCGACGGGACCCCGTTCCTGGGTCAAATCGAGGCCACCCTCAGTCCCGGACGACGCGTCGCATTCTTCAATTACGAGATGACGGCAGATCAGTTCCGGGCCTGGGTCAGGGCCATCGGCATCCTCAACGTTGGAGCCTGCGCGGTACTCAATCTGCGCGGGGCCTCCCTCCATCTTGAGGAGCCGATGGCCCGGGCCTGGATCACCGAATGGCTCCGCGAGTGGAAGATCGAGCATTGGATCATCGACCCCTTCGCCCGTGCCTACGCTGGCGACGAGAATAGCAACACCGAGGCCAGCTATTTCACCGGAGTCCTGGACGACATCAAGGCCGACGCCGGTGTGGAGACAGCCTACCTCGCGGCCCACTTCGGCCGCCAATCCTTCGAGGAGGGAACGGAACATGTGCGGGGTGCTACGCGTCTGGACGATTGGGCCGACAGCCGTTGGATGCTTGTCCGAGGACGGGACTCCGATGATCGTTATTTTTCCGCCCAGGGACGAGACGTGGATTTTGAAGAATCCCGCCTACAGTTCCACTACGAGACTCGCACCCTCTCGGTGGTCGGTGGATCCCGACGAACCGCCAACCACGAACGAACCATGACGGTAGTGGAAAACCATCTGGCGTCCCTAACATCCCGATTCAGCGGCAACGAGCTACGGTCGCATCTGACCGGCAAGGCCCTGCGAGCGGAGATCGACGGCCGAGACGCGGAGATCGATGCAAGCCTACGTCAGCTCGTGGCGGCGGGCCACTTGAAGGTCGTCACCGGCCCCCACGGGGAGCGGTGGCATTATCCCTCGGATCATCCCGAGACGGCCCAGGAGTCGATGATCTAATGCACAATTGTCAGACACAGTATTGCGCCGGCGGGGATTACTCTCTCCTAATATCGTCCGATATCGGCCGGGGGTCGGCCGCCTATCCTACGCCCGCAGGATCGGCCCGACGACTCCTACGGAGTCGGGCCGAGCGGACGACCTATCCCCCTCTGTCAACCCCTCCGGGCGGGGCCGATATTATGGAGACGCAACTATGACACGCGACGCCCGGGCCGGGCTGGCATTGCCCTGGGACACATCAGGTCTGCTCGTGGCCGTGGACACCGAAACCACGGGCCTACACCCGGACCCCCCTGAAAACGCGCGGGTGTCGGTGGTGTCCCTTGCCTGGCGCGACTGGTCCGAACACTTCATCCGTCCGGCACGAGCCATGGCGCTGCCCTTCGAGTTCGGCCGGGGTACGGGGGGCCAGGCGACACTGGACCTAGAGCCCGACCCGAATCTGGGCCCCGAGGAGTGGCGGGTCTTGATGGAATGGCTGGCCCGCCAACGGCTGGTGTTTCAGGGGGGATCGTTCGACCTCATGATGCTGCACGCCGGTACAGCTCGATTCGAGGGCTCGAGCCTTGAGGACGCGTGGTACTGGGACACGATCATCGGCAGTCGCGAGCTGGATCCGGCCGAGTCGGCCGAGTTGGGCGACATCGAGCGCAGACTAAACATCCTGGGGACGCAGGAGCGGGCCGACTGGCTCAACAGCAAGAAGCTGCGGGCGAGGGTGAACCTCATGGAGTGGGCGCGGGCGGCCGAGTACGCCACGGTAGACGCGGTGGTGACGCTGCACGCGGCAGAGCACCAGCTGGCCCGCTTCGGTCAGGGAGAGGGCTCCCGCGCCTCGATGGACCGGCTCCTGGCGCAGGGGCGCGAGCTGTTGCGGATCGAGCGCCGGGGCGTGGGGTACGACAGGCAGCGCTCCCTGGAAATCGCCGAGCAGATGAAGAAGGTCGAATCGTCGATGCGCGTGGGCCTGCCGTTCCGAGCGACGCCCGCCGGGGCCAAGCGCTACTTTTTCACAGAGCGGGGGTACGATCCGGCCGAGCGTACGGCGACGGGTCAGCCGAGGCTAGACGATCAAGAGGTGTCGCGTCTTGTGGCGTTGGGAGCGCCGTTCGCCCGCGAGTACCAGGAGCTGCGCTCGATCGAGGTCGCCCGGACCAAGTGGTACGAGAGCTATGCCGAGCATTGCGGGTGGGACGGGCGACTGCGCACGAAGTTCAGCCAGGCCAAGGTCATCAGCGGACGGCTTAGCTCCACCCGCGTCAACCTACAGGCGATCCCGCACGACTACCAGCTCAAAGAGATCACGGAGCGGGGCTGGGAAACGCCGCGCCAGCTGTTCCGGGCCAGGGACGGAGCGCGGTTGTGGGAGCTGGATCTGAGCCAGGCGGAGCTGCGCGTGGCCGCCGTCGAGGCCGGGTGCACCTCGATGCTTGAACTGATCCGCGAGGGCGCAGACATCCACGGATCGGTCACGTCCGACCTATTCAACATCCAGCCCGAGCACCCCGACTGGGGCGAGAAGCGTCAGATCGGCAAGCGCGCGGACTTCGCATTCATCTTCGGCGTCGGGGCCGACACGTTCCAATTCGATCTCGCCAAGCTCACCGGCATCTGGCTGCCGATCGGTGAGTGCCAGTCGATCGTGGCCAAGTGGCGCAAGCTCTTCCCCGAGTACGGGCGGGCGATCAAGCGGTACATGGACCTCGCGGACCGGCGACAATGGATCCGGCTCGTGAACGGGCGGGTGCGGCACTTCGCCTCCTGGGAGGACCAGCACAAGGCGTTCAACCAGTACGTGCAGGGCTCGCTGGCGGAGCTGATGACCGACTGGTTGATCGAGGTCGGCAAACGGTGGCCCGGGCTGGTCCTGCTCACGATCCACGACTCGCTCGTGCTCGAAACGGCCGACGAGGCGCTGGTGCAAGAGGTCCGTCAACTGGGGGAGGAGCTGGGCACGAAGATGTTCAAGGTCCCGATGGTCGTAGACATGAAGGTGTGGGGGGAATGACGAAGCCACGGGGAGACTCGGCCAAGCGCCGGAGCGGCGGTGCGTTCAACCTCCGACTCGACGTCCCCGGGGATCTAGTGCGGGAGGTGCTCGCGATCGACCCGGGAGCGGCCCGCACCAGCAAGACGAACGGGTACTCGCATTGGATCCGGGACAACGGCACGGATCAGTTCGTTCAAGTCGCAGTCGGGTCAACCGGCGTTCTCGAAGCGATCATGATGTTGAGCGAGTGGGCGAGGCGCAACCGAGGTCAGGGAGTGGCGGTAGTTGAGGAGTTCAGGCTCTATCCGCACCTGCTGGCGGATCAAGGTTTGACGCAGGTAGCCACCGCGCAGGTGATCGGCGCAATGCAATGGGAGCTGCACCGGCTCGATTGGCCCGTGCCGATGATCATGCAGGGAGCGCACATCAAGAAAGCTGCCCAACGGGCGATGGACGAGGCGGCGATCGAGGCCCAAGGGACGAACCAGCACGCCCGAGACGCGGAGATGCACGGATGGTACTGGATCCTCAAAAAGTGGCGCCATTGACAGGCCACTAACCGGCGTGCTAGGATGCGCTCACACGATGGACGACGGAGGAGGTGAGACAGATGACGGGATTCGCGATCATCGACGACGCTTGGGAGCTGGACGACCTCATGGAGGTCAACAGCATCCGGTATTCGGCGAAGCTCAGTGACGGCAGCACGCTCGCAGCCTTCGACGGGAACATTCCCGTAGGGGGAAGTGACGTCCGGATCTTCACCGAGTACGAGGCACCGGCCGCGTTCTGGCCGTGGCGTGCGTTCCCGAAGCGGGCGATCGGGACGGAGGAGGACGTGGAACACCTCACGTTCAGCCTCATGTCGATCGACCTGCTCGACACGCTGGCGGCGGCCGACCCGGAAGGGAAGGCGGCCGTGGTCGTAGTGAACGAGGACATGCTCCTCGTGGAGGCCCGCGACTGGACGCCGCCTATGGCAACGTGGACGGCGACGGTCAAAGAATTCCGGGACGCTCGGCAGCCGGTCCCGGCGTAGGGGTAGATCCGCAAGACTACCCTGCGGGAGCGCCGGGGGGCGACGGCCCCCCGGTCAACCCGTCGAACGAGAGGATGGAAGATGAGCGATCTGATGGACGATCGACGCAAGGTCCTGGACGACGGGTACAAGGCCATCCGGGCTTTGGAGACGTTGGGACTGGACACGGAGGCTCTACACAAGGTGATCGAGCTGGGCTGGGAGATGGAGTCGATCCTGCAATTCCGCAATCTGGAAGACACGCTGGATCGGATCGAGCGTCTCCGACAGGACCGGGCCGAGGCCTTAAGGGAGGCAGCCCGTGGGTAAGCTGCAAGTGATCGTGGGGGGGCAGTTCGGGTCCGAGGCTAAGGGCGCAGTCGCGGCCCATCTCGCCCGGACCGAGGAAAAGCACGTGATGGCGATTCGCATCGGGGGACCGAACGCGGGCCACACGGCGTACGACGAGCAGGGCCAGCGCCACGCGCTGAGGCAGCTGCCGGTTGCGGCGGTCGTGCCGCACCGCTCCATCTCCGAGCCCATCCTGGCGATCGGGGCGGGGTCTGAGGTGGACATGGACGTGCTGGCGGCCGAGATTCGCGAGGTCCAAGCGATCCGGGATCCGTGGCTCGTGATCGACAGCCAGGCCACCATCTTGAACAACGCCCACGCCGAGCAGGAGGAACACGACCGGCTGCGAGATCGGATTGGCTCGACCAGCAAGGGAATCGGGGCCGCACGCGCCGCCCGCCTCATGCGAACCGCTCACCTGTTCGATCGAGACACCGAGGTAGGGGCCCCGCCCGAGTACAAGATGGCGGATGGTGTGAACGTCGCGCACTACGCGATCCAGCACATGCTGGCGGGCGGCACGGTTCAGATCGAGGGGACGCAGGGGTTCGGGCTGGGGCTGCACGCCGGGTACTACCCGTTTTGCACCAGCGGGGACTGCCGGGCGGTGGACTTCCTGGCCCAGGCGGGGCTTAGCCCGTGGCACCCGGCCGTCACCGAGTTCGAAGTGTGGATCGTGTACCGGCCGTTCCCGATTCGGGTGGCAGGCAACAGCGGGCCTCTGCTGGGCGAAACGACGTGGGCCGCGCTGGGACTGCCCGAGGAGCGGACCACGGTCACGAACAAGGTTCGCCGGGTGGGGGCGTGGGACGAGAAGCTGGCGCAGCAGGCCATGATTGCGAACGGTGGCACGACTCCCGCCGTGCATCTGGCTCTGACCATGTTCGATCACGTCGCACCCGACGTCATCGGTACGACCGACGAGCGCGACCTCTTGCCCCAAGACTTCATGACGCTCCGCCAGTACGAACGGCCGCTGGGGCGGGCATTTGAGTTGATCGGCACCGGGCCACAGACCATGATCGATCGGAGGGGAGAATGATTCCGGAGGGATACGCGTCCCCGGAGGACGTGATGTCGGCGTTGCGGCAGTCGGTGGATCGGGAGAACGAGCGCCCGTCGCTGCAGCTGGCCGCGTGGTGGGACGAGACAGCGGACGACGACCTCAAGGCCGTGATGCCGAAGGTGGACGAGTACACGGCCCTCGACCTTGAGATCATGGGCGACGTGCTCGAACGATGGGGCATCGCCGCCAAGGGCGGGGGCCAAGAGGCCGCGTGCATGTGGTATCTCCTGGGCAAAGTCGCCCGCGCGGTGGCGGCCTATCGCGAAGGGCGCGAGCCGTCCGAAGACACGCTGCACGACATCACTGTGTACTCGATGATGGCGCGTCGGATCCGGGAGGTGGGACGGTGGCCAAGCTGATCTATCTCGCCAGCCCGATCGATAAGGCCCCGGAAGGGTTCGCCGTGCGCAGGCTCGACATCAAGACGAGACTACGCAGTATGGGCTACTCGGTGTTCGATCCGTCACAGGCGTTCATCTCGGACACCGGCACAGAGCAGATCCAGGCGGTAAACGAGGTCGCCATCCGCAACTCGGACGGCGTGTTCGTATTCTACCCCCCGGAGATGGAGTCGGTCGGGGTCCCGCGCGAGATGCGGTTCGCCTACAGCTTGGGCGTCCCGTACGTAGTGTGCAAGGACGAGAACGACTTCGCCCGCTGCATCGAGATTCTGGAAAAGGAGATGACCAAGGAGGAAGAGCCAGACGAGCGTTGGATGGATTGGACGTTGGCCGTGTCGGCAGAGATGACCCGTGCTCAGGAAAAGTTCCCTGACTCGGACAGGAACACGTATGGCCACTGGTACGGGATTTACATGGAAGAAGTGGTGGAGGTGGCGCAGGCATGGAACGAGTTTTGGGCAGGAAGGCACAGCACACTAGGCGGGCTGTTGACCGAAATCGAGCAGGTGGGAGCAATGGCGGGACGCCTGTGGATGAAGCTGCACGAGGATGGCCCCTCCGAAGGGGAATCTTCGACTACGACGCCGGAGGATGGTGGTTCTTGATCGACCCGGACCGCGACCCGCTCACCCGCGTAGACTTGCTGGTGCCCGCCCGTGGATAAACGGACGATTGCAATTGTGAGCTTCCTCGTGCGAGACGACGAGGGATCCCGAGTCGAAACGTTCTCTGGATTCGTCGTTGATCATAGCTGGGCCCGAGAGCCGGTCGAGGTTCCGAGTCAGGACGGGATTTGGAAGGATTACGAGCCGGGACCGGACATCGACCTCCACATCCATTTTGATGCTAAGGGGTTCTCGCGTGAGCCGTAAAGAGCGCAAGATGAAAGACACGCCGGGGCGGTGGTACGAGCGGATTATGGGCAAGGATCTGCAGGAGCACCAGGACGCCCCGGCCGCCTCCGCCCCCGAGCCCCGTCCGGCGGTGCTCCGCCCGTCGGGGCGGACCGGGCAGCTCATCCAGGCGTGTCGGTGCGGGCGTCGGGCGGTGTATTCCAAGAAGTTCAAGCGGTGGATCCACGTCGCCCCCAACGCCGAGCACCCGGCCGTCGTTCGTTGACAGCCTCAAGACGGCATAGTACCCTGGGGCCCGTGACGACGCCGCCACCGACCCCGCAGAGGCTCGCCTCCTGGATCGCCCAAATCAAGACATCGCTCGACGAGATCGAGCGGGAGTACCGCTGGTGGCACAATGCGACGTACAACAGCGGCGGGGGTTCGGGATTCGAGCCAGGACACACATCCCCCCACGAGTCAGACGCGACAGGACAAGCAGGGGTGGCGGCAGTCAAGACATCAGGACGCCTAAGACTCTGGGCTAAGACAATAAGACGCCTAGGGGTGGTATCCCAAACGGTGGCCCGCGAGATGCGGGCGAGGCCCGAGACGGTGGAGCGGCCGGACGAGTTCCCGATGACCGTCACGCCCGACCAGCTGCAGGACCTGAGAGAGGCGCAGTCGAGGCGGGCCGCCCGAGGCGAGGGCTGGGGGACCGGTTGAGTTCACCCCTAGCCTGTCGTCGCTGCGGGTGGAAACGTCGACACGCCAAAGGTCTTTGCATGGCGTGTTACCAATGGGAGCGTCGGCACGGGGAGCCCCGACCTTACGAGGTCATCGCCGCTGCGGGCCAGCGAGCGATCGACGAGGCCAACGAGCTTGAAATAGCGAAGTACCGGTATCGTCTTTCGGGTTGAGGCTAATCGCTCAAGCTCGCGTCTTGCGCATATCGAGGCTAATCGCCCACGCCCGCGTCTCGAATATGAGGCTAATCAAACGGGCTCGCGTCTTAGCTCGATCTAACGCCGGGGGTATCGCCGGTTTAACGTTTTCGCACCGGGGGCCAGGTTTAACGTTTTCGCCACGGGGTGTGCGCAAACGTTTAACCCGGGACCGCAATGGCAAACCGTTTTTGGGCATGGGTGCCTCCCCGGGGGTTGCGCCGGGATAATAACGTCAGGTAAACCGGGTTCGCCCGGTTCGCTTGAACGCAATTCCTAGCTGAGAGCGCCCCCGGCGGAGTCCGCCATGGCGGCGGCCCAGCTAAGGACGTGCCAGGCCAGGAACAGGCCCAGGGCGGCAAAGCCCAGGAGGGCTAGTGTCTCAAAGCGCATCGGTGCTCACCTCCTCCGTCATCGGTATCTCCCCTTTCCGTTTACGCTGGCGATCCGGTCGCACGGGTAGGTCGTGACGCTGGCCACGTTCGGCCAGGCCAGGACGGCCAGGGCCTCGCGGCGCAGACGCTCGCGGCCGTGCGGGTCGTTGTAGGCGTGGCCCAGGACGCGGGCGGTCCCGTCCCGAAAGACGGCTTTCAGCTCGCGGTAGCGCGCGGGCCCCGACGGGCCCGGGGTCCCGAGGGCGGTCACGCGAGCCCCCGGGTCGAGCGGTACTCCGGGACGTCCACCGACCACGGGCCCCACAACACCGAGGTGTCGCCCGGCCAGGGCGAGAGGGCCACGGCGGCCGGAGAGAGGGCGCAGCGGGCGAGGTGCCGACGCCCGGCCAGGCAACCGCAATCGTAGCACGGGCCGCCAGCCGAGCGGTGGATCGGGCCTGTTTCCTGTGTCTTGTCCATACGAAAATCCTACCACACCCGTAGCGCCGTGTCAACTATTCCCTCAGCGCAATGCTTTTGGACGCAATGCTTGAGGCACGGAAAAGCCCCCGGCCGTGTGACCGGGGGCTGATCCGCCGCTGGGCTTCGGAGGCCTCAGCTGGCCTTCTTGGCCGCCGTCCGCTTGCGGGCCTTGGGGGCCGTGCTCTTGGCCGGAGCCTTGGGCTTGGCCGCCTTGGGCTTGCTGGCGGGCGGGATCGGGAAGCCGTGCTCCTTGAGCGCCGACTCCGCCGACTGGGCCTTGCCGCTGCCGAACTGGACGCTCTCCCCGGCCTTGTAGGCCCGGCCGAGGATCCCGCGCAGCCGCGCGTCGTGGCCCTGCTTGTACTGCCGCTTGGGCTTGGTCTCCGCGCCGCAGCCGCAGCCGCAGACGCCCTCGCCGGTCGCGATCTTCACGGTGGCCATGAGAGGCCTCCCTCCTGGAAGCTCCCGCTTCCGTCGTGGCGGGCCCGTGGCGGGCCCGCGTCCTGTCCATTCTAACATGCTCGGTGGCTTGCTGTCAAGCCCCGAACGGGGCCCCGGGAGGGCGAGCGCTCCGCGTGTGCGAAGAGTCGCGGCCCGCTGTGCGCGGTCCGCCGTCGTGGCCTCCCGGGGTTTCCCCCGGGGGTGGCGCTTTTGGCGGTTAGGCCCTCGGCTCTCTGCCGCTCGCGCGGTTTCGTTTAGCCTCGCCGATATGCCGCCGAAGCGCCCATGCCCCCCGGGGGTCCGGGCCGTTGGCGACTACCACCGCAGGCCCGGAACCTCTCTATTCGGTAGGATCCGGTTCGTGGCGAGGGCCTCGCGGCCCCGGCTCCCCGGTTCCCTTTCCCTTACCCACAAATCATACCACATCCGTAGCGCCGTGTCAATCCCCAAGGGCGGTTCGTGGGGCCCGCGCAATGACCGGCGGTCATGCGGGGGTATTGACAGGATGCCATCCCGTGTGGTAGACTTTGGTAACTGTGCCAACGACGGCCCGGAGGAGTGGCGGGTTGAGACACGGCAGGACCCCCGGCGCTGGCCGGGGGCCCGATACCGCAGCGGTTCAGCGCATGGCCTCCCAACGGGGGCGGGTGCCGACGCAACGGTAAACGTCGCGGCCGGTCTCGCGCTTGGTCATGATCAGGATGGACAGAGAGTCCTCCGTGGCCTCCGTGCCGCTGCACTTGAGGACGAGCTGGGCCCGCGTCCCGGGCGTAATGCTCGACGCCAGCTCGTAGACGTTGCGGTACTGCGGCTGGGTCTGACGGGCGACGGCGCTCGACGTGAGCGCCCCCGCGCCGAAGACGGCCAGCAACGCAATTCCCGCTGCCAGCTTGCGTGTCTTGGTCATCAGATCATCTCCTCCTCGGTGCGGCTGTTGCGGTTCGAGGCCTCGATCATCGCAATGGCGTCAGCGATCTCGCCCTCGTCGGTGAAGAGGGTCCCGGTGTAGAAACCCTGCGAGTCCCAGTCGAGACCCAGGGCCCCGGCGTTGCCGAAGGCCTTGTCAAGCTCGGTCAGCTCTTCCCAGGTCATGTCGTGCTCGTCGGCCAGGTAGCGGGCCTCGTCGAACGTGAGGCCGTTGGGGCGGTTGTTGCGCTGGTTGTTGGCCCAGCCGATGAGGAACAGGGCAGACCCCGACCCGTCGCCCTCGTTGGCGAAATCGTAGTCGCCGAAGTCGCCCTCGTTCATCCACTTGTTGGCCAGGGCCGCCGCTGCTGCGTCGCCCCCGAAACGCCCGTGACCTGTGTCCATGTCCTGCTCCTTCCATCCGGGCCCCGGTGGGGCCGACTTCTAAATCCTACCACACCCGACGCGTCCTGTCAATATCTCAAGACAAGACGGGGGCATGCCATCTTGAGACAAGACAGGGCCATACCCTATTTACTCCGAGCGCAATACCGTGACGTCGCGGCCCGCTTCCTGCTCCCACCGCAAGAACGCAATGACGAGGGACCGCTCGACGTCGAGGTCGGCGCTCTGGCCGGTCGTGTGCGCTTCGCTGCGCTTCCCGTCCTTGCGCAGGACGTGACCACGCGCGGATGCGGAGACGGCCACGTTGCCGTCGTCCAGGAAGCGCTCGGTGATCGTGGCGGAGAACAGCCGGAGCGTCTGGACCTTGCGCGTCCAGGTGTTGTAGCTGTCAACAACGGGGCCGCTGTCGCCCGGCCAGGTGAGCGTGTGGATCCGCTCGACCATGGGGATGGCGGTCATTTTGCTCTCGTAGATCTTCTCGTTCTGGTTCATGTCGTGCCTCCTTGCCTCGAATGCGAGGCTAATCGCTCAAGCGCCGATGCGAGGCTAATCGAACGCCCTCGCGTCTTGTCTGCAACGCCGGGGCTGGCGTCGTCTCGGGCGGCCCGGCCCCCGGGCGGCGTATCACGTCAGCGCAATTGCGCCGATATAATAACACCCCGGGAACCGGGTTCGCCGGTTGCGTCCAAATGAAACCTCCTCGGGGGCCCGGTCGGGCGGGCCCGCGCGCGGCCCCGGCCGCCGCCCGGGGCTCGCGCCCTCGCGGGCGGGCCGGGTGGCCAGGGGCCGCGCGCGCGCCCTCCCGGCGCGCGTTGCGTTTAGAAGAATCGGCGGGCCGACGCGGCGAGGAGCCCCGACGCGGCGGTGATTGCCTTGCCGAGAAACGCGGACCAGTAGTTGTCCTCGAAGTAAATCCTGGCCTCCTCGTCGTCGCGGGCGACCCCGGCCGCGTCTAGCGCGGCGTCGATTGCGTCCTCGAAGATCCCCCGGTTTTCCGGCGGGTAAATTGCCGCGAGGAAATCGGTCGGCTCGTCCACGACGGCCTGGATTGCGTCCCCGAGGAACCCCGCGAGGGCGGTCAGATCCTCGTCCACCACGGGGGCCCCGGCGGGGTCGCCGAAGGATGTGTCCACGAAGATTTCCGCGTCGGAAATCCCGGCGGCGGTTGCCTCGCGGGAAATCGCCTGGGCGGCGGCCCGCTCGCGCTCGCGGCGGGTGGTTTCACTCTCGCGCATTTCGCGCTCCTCTCGTCCCCGGGGCCCCGGCGGCCCCGACCCCTAAATCTTACCACACCCGCCGCGCGCTGTCAATCCCCCGGGGGCGGCGGCGGGCCCCGGCCATGACCGCCGGTCATGGGAAATACTTGACACGGGGGCCCGG